GTCTATTTTTTCATGTTCAACCAAATTATGGATATACCCGCAATTTATTTTTAGTTTTGACTTTTCCCAGAGGTCTGGTATATTTAGCTATGCACAATTCTTTAAACGCCGACCAGTTTATCCGTGGCCTAGCGCTTTCCATCGCTAGAAATATTGTCGGCGCTATGCGTCCGGAGTCCGAAGTGCTTGCCCATGAGGGGCTAACAGCGCAGGAGTACGCTGAGATAAAGAAAAACCCGATGTTCCAGCGGTATGTGGACTCATACGCAGCCGACTTGCGGGAGAACGGCTACTCGTTTGCAGCGAAAAGCAAGTTGCTGGCTGAGGATTTGCTGCCAACTGCATATCACATGGCGAGAGACCCAGACACTCCAGCAGCTACACGAGCCAAGTTGATTGAAGACTTGGTGGAGTGGGCTGATTTGAAGCCTAAGAAGACAGCAGACACTTCGCAAGGCAACGGTTTCAGCATCGTTTTCAACATCCCCGGCGCTGTCACACAGATTACGGGGGTTGCCGCTGCAAATTCTGGTGCTAATGTCGTAGATGTCACGGACGTTATGCAGATTCCAGAGATAGCAGCGCTTCCAGCGTTTGGAAAAAAGCGAGCGCCAACTAACATTTTGCTCGACGAGCCTGACAGCTATGAGTACGCCGGAGAGGACTACTTAGGATGACCTCGATGCGTATACCAGACCCACTGCATATTCTGGCGAAGCCGGGTGTGTATATGATCCAGTGCAAACTAGACAAGCGAATGTATATAGGTTCGTCTGTGAATGTCCGAAAGCGACTGCAAAATCATGTGTCTTCGCTGAACAAAGGTACTCACCACTCCCCACATTTGCAGAGAGCTTGGAGTAAGTACGGTAAAGACATGTTTGAGCTTGTCGCGCTTGGATACTACGCCAAAGACCGAATTCGCGAAGAGGAACAAGTATGGCTAGACGAAGCAAAATGCGCGTTTAATGGCAGTAGGTTGGCTACACGCCCTGAGCACACCCCCGAGGCTTTAGAGAAAATTAGCGCGGCGTGTAAAGCTGCATGGCAGCGGCCAGAGCACAGGGCTAAGATGATGCTACGGACTTACACGCCAACGCGGGCAGGGACCAAAGCTGACGACGAGCTTAAGGCAAGGCTAAAAGAAATCCACAGAGCCAAACACAGAAACATCCAAGCATTTGGGAAACTATGGTCTATCAAGGAACTTGCCGAGGAATATGACGTGAAGTACACAATGCTTAAAGATAGACTCCGCGCAGGCTGGGAACCTGAGCTGGCCGTGCAGCAACCCAAGCGCGAAGGGGGTCTGTAATGCAGTACACTCCAGTACCCTCTGTTGTTCCGTACTTGCTGAGCGATAAGTTCCAGTCATTTATTGTCGGACCGATTGGGTCGACCAAGACAACAGCGAGCATCATGAAGATTGCATTGGAGGCCAAAAAGATGGCAGCGTGCAAGGATGGTATCCGCCGATCCCGTGTAGCCGTAGTGCGAAACACGCGCCAGATGCTGCTTGACTCGACTGTGAAAGACTTCCTGAACATATTTCCAGAGGGACAGGCTGGCGCATACATGCGCACAGAACTAAAGTTCATCCTGAAATTTGACGACGTAGAGGCGGAGATTCTATTCAGGGGCCTTGATGATGCCAATGACGTGCGTCGTCTCTTGTCGCTGCAGCTGTCGTTTGCCATGGTGGACGAGGTGCGCGAGATCAACTCAGACGTGTTCGACGCGCTGACAGGCCGACTGGGTCGTTATCCCAACGGGATGCTTGTCCCACATAGACCAGAGTGGGGGGTCGATGAGAAAGGCAACCCAATTCAGGGCTGTGTGGACGACAAGGGCAACCAGATGAAGAAGGTCTGGGGCGCGACCAACCCGGCGGACGCAGATACGTTTTGGGAAAAACACCTAACAGACTTCGACCCAGAAAAAGTTCATGTCACCATTCAACCGTCAGGGCGGTCACAAGACGCAGATTGGCTTAAGCACTTGCCGTCAAACTACTACGAAGACTTGATGGTCGGGAAGACCGACAGCTGGATTTCTGTGTATGTAGACGGCAAGTGGGGTGCATCCCTTGCAGGGCAGCCGGTGTTCCGTAGCTTCGACAGTTCGTACCACGTGGCGAGTAATCCGCTCAACCCCATTTTGAACGGGATGAGGCCTGTGCTGATCGGCATGGACTTCGGGTTGAACCCCAGCGCTGTGATTGGCCAGATAGACGCGCTTGGACGCTTGCTGGTGTTTCGCTCCCTCACGGCAGACGGCATGGGCTTGCTCCGGTTCCTGCGCACCATACTCAAACCAGAGCTGGCGCAGAGTTTTCCCAGCGCTCCCATACTGGTCATCGGAGACCCAGCGGGAACAGCGCGGGCGCAGACGGACGAGAAGACCGTGTACGACATCCTCGAGCAAGAAGGACTGCTGGCCAAGCCCGCATACACCAACAGCATCATCGCCCGGATCACGGCAGTCGAGCAGTTCCTCAACAGACAGGTGGACACAGGCCCCGGTATTCTCATCGACCCCAGCTGCAGGCCACTCATAAACGCGCTGCGGGGCAAGTACCGCTACAAAGTCAAGAACAACGGTGAGACGGACGACACGCCGGACAAAAATGAGGCATCACACATCGCCGATGCCATGCAGTACCTGTGCCTGCACGCGGATGCGCAGCAGGGGGGTAGGATGTCCAGAAACAAGGCTCGGGCAATTGAGAGCGTGTCCATGGAAGCGTGGACTTAGGGCTGCTATAGACAGAAACCCGTGGGGGTGTAGAATCCCGGCAGGACTACTCTACCACCCACACCTCCACGCATATGGCCGGACTCGTCGTAATCAAATCGAATTCGCAGTTGGATGCGGAGGCCGCAGCGAAAGATTCTGCGAACGCCGCCATATTGCGACAGCAAATCCCAGTCCTCACCGGGCTGGCCAAACACGTGCGCAATTGCTGGGAAGCGGCTCGAGATGCCAAGCAGCCCATCGAGCGCAAAATGCTAAAAGCCCTGCGCCAGCGCACGGGCGAGTACGAGCCAGAGAAACTCGCTGAGATTCGCAAATCAGGCGGCTCTGAGATCTTCATGATGCTTACAGAGACCAAGTGCCGTGGCGCTGAGTCTTGGCTGCGGGATATTTTGCTCGATGAGGGCATGATCCCATTCGACTTGAAGCCCACCCCCATGCCCGACGTGCCGCCTGACTATGAGCAAAAGGTCACAGCACTGGTAGGTGAGCAGGTCATCAAGGCGATCCAGAACAGCCAGCAGCTCAGCCCGCTCATGATGGAGACATTCAAGGAGCAGGCCCGCGAAGACATCCGCGTTGCGTTGATGGAGGACTCCGTCGACCGCGCAGAGCGCATGAAGCGCCAGATTCAGGATCAGTTTGCCGAAGGCGGCATGGTGGATGGCTTCAACGCGTTCATCAGTGACTTGTCGACGTACCCAGCAGCAATTTTGAAGGGCCCTACGGTCCGTCGCAGCCGCCAGTTAGAGTGGACACAGGCACCGGATGGCTCGTACAGCCCAACGGTTCAAGAGAAGTTAGTGCCTACTTACAGTCGCGTTGACCCCTACAGGTTCTATCCAGAGCCGGGCTTGACACGACTGGACGAGGGCTACGCCATCGAGCACCATCGCCTGACGAAATCTGACTTGTCTGAGCTGATTGGTGTCCCGGGTTACGACGACGGCGCGATCCGTGCAGTACTTGACGAGGGCAGCAACAATGAGTGGATGTGGTCCGCCGAGTTGATGAAGGCTGAGCTGGAGAACAAGTTCAACGTCTGGCGCTCGGATAGCAACAAGTTTGATGCGTTGGAGTTCTGGGGCCCCGTGAGTGGACAAGACTTGATCGACTGGGGCTTGAGCGCGGAAGAAGTGCCTGACACAGCCCGCATGTACGACGCTTGCGTTTGGCTGATCGGTCACTGGGTCATCAAGGCCACACTGAACTACGACCCGCTGGGTGACAAACCATACCGGATGACATCGGCGGTCAAGCGCCCCGGCGCGTTGTGGGGTGTAAGCTACCCCGAGCTGATCGAGGACGTGCAAGCCATGTGTAACGCCGCTGCTCGCGCACTGGCAAATAACATGGGCCTTGCGTCTGGCCCACAGGTAGAAATTAGCGTCGATCGACTGGCCGAGGGCGAGAAAGTCACACGCGTGTTCCCGTGGAAGGTGTGGCAGACTGTGTCTGACCCGATGGGTTCTGGCCAGCCAGCTGTGCGATTTAACCAGCCCGATGACCGCAGCGGCCCTCTGTTGGCAGTGTATGGGCAGTTTGCTCGCATGGCAGACGAGCAGTCGGGCATCCCGGCTTATGTCTACGGCGATGGTCAGGTGGGTGGCGCAGGCCGCACAGCGTCTGGCTTGTCGATGCTCATGGGCTCCGCAGGCAAGGGCATCCGCCAGACCATCATGCACATTGACTTCGACGTGATCGGCCCACTGGTCGTAGCGCAATACAACTGGAACATGCAGTACATCGACGATGCATCGCTCAAGGGCGACTGTGAGATCATCCCACGCGGCGCGGTTACACTGGCCAACCGGGAGCAGCTCAACGTGCGCCGTGTCGAGTTCTTGCAGGCGACAGCCAATCCCATCGACTCGCAGATTGTGGGTCCAACAGGTCGCGCAGCCATCCTGCGGGAAGTGGCAAAGGGTTTGGCCATGCCAGTGGACGACATCGTGCCGACCAACGAGCAGATCGAGGTCAATCAAGAGATGCAACGCCAGCAGCAGATGATGCAGCAGGCTGCGCAGCAGGCCCCCCAAGAGGTGGTGGTTCGCGAAACTGGCCCGGGTGGTACACCCATGGGCGGCGAAGGAGCCAACACAGTGTCCAATCAAATCACAGGTAACGG